ATCAATGGCATTCATGTTGGCAATATATGGGCCGTTGTAATTGATTGTTTGACCGCCGCCGCCAGCCATTGCTGATGCAAGATTGTTTGTTGGAATAACTGTGCCAGATGAACCCGGCACAAACATCTCAGGGCCACGTTCACCAATCAAATATGGCGTATCAGCCGAAACAGTTCCACCACTTGCCCTTGTAAATGATGCGCCTGTTGCCGATGCATATGCATTTGGAACACTGCTTGTATTTGAACCAGAAAACATTCCAGATAACAAACCGCCAAGACCGCCAGCATTCATGCCAAAAATTTGGGCGGCTTGGGCGCGTAATTGAATTTTCCATAAATCTTGAATAATGCTTCTTGCCAAATCACTGAAACTCAATTTGCCAGTGGTAACAAAATTATCCAAAGCTGAATTCATGTTGCCAATAATAGAATTAAACGCTTGATTGCCTAATGATGCGGCATTCATTGTGTTCTGCATATATGAGTTGTAAGCATCATTCCAACCAACAGTAAAAGATTGTTGGCGTTCATATTCATCCTTTATTGCTTGTTTTCTTGCTTTGCTCAATGTTTCTTCTTGAGTAATCAGATTTTCAATGCGCTGGCTTTCTGCATTTGCTAAATCACCTTTTCCCATTGTTCGCTGGATTTCCATTTGTTGCCTACGCAAATCAGCAATTTTTTGTTCACTTGAAATTTGTTCTTCAGCAAGTTTAATTTCATCTTGCCGCATATGATATTTTTCTTGTTCAAGTATTTGACGGCGCACATCAAATTGATATGTCTCATCTTGTGCCTTTGTTAAACGACCAACAGCATCTAATTGCTCTTGATATTCTTTTGTTATGACGGCATTAGCTTGCAAATGTCTTTGAACTGCTTTAAGTTTTTCATCGTTTGCCTTAATATTAATATTAGTTCTTTCAGTTTCAGATAAGCCAGCTTTCAAAGAATCATCAATATGTTGTTGATTGATAGTTATAAGTTCTTTTTCATATTGCAATTGTTCAGCTTGCAATTCAGATTGCAATTTATCTCTATTTAATGCAAATAATTGTTGATCGCCAATTTCTTTATCAATTTTTAAAATTTTCTCTCGACCGATAGCTTGTTGAACATACAAACCTGAAATTTTTTCATCCATGTCTTCAATGAATGCTTTATCCGTTTTTGCTTTTTCTCTTGCTCTGATTTCTTGAACATTAAAATCGGCGTTGATTAAATTTCTTTGTTCAGCATTTAATTTTTCATTTGCCAATGCTTGTGCGCGAGCATTGGCAATATTTGCCAATTGTGTTTCCAATTGAATTTCAACGTTAGCTAAATCAATTTTGGTTCTATCGCCATCTATTGATTCCAAACGTAAAGCATTTGCTTTTTTATCAATTTCTAATAATGTTTGTTGCAATGCCGCTCTGGCTTTTAATTGCGCGGTTTCTTTTGCATATGCATCTGTGACAGGGCGACCAGTTTGCGCGGTTTGTGGTTGCGTTTTCTTTAAATTTCCAGCTAATCCTTTGCTATCTGCATATGTATCTAAGCCTAAAATTTTTGCTTCAAAATCTAAACGTTTTCTACGCTGTTCTTCAACATACAAATCATAGCGTTTGTTTTCTGCAATGGCGGCATCAATGCCTTTTGTAATTAATGTTTTTGCATTTTCATAAGTGTGAACTGCCTCATCCCATATCGATTTAAATGTTTGAATTATTGTATTGCCAGCAATGATTACAGTCTGCAAAGAAACTGCAAAAACATCAGTCAATGAAGCTCCGTGACTTTCCATTGATTTCATATATTCAATGACTGTCAACAATGCAGGGCCAACACCTTCTGCAATTGCCGCTTTTGTTCCTAATGCGTGTTTTTTTATTTCATCCCACGCTTCTGCACCTTTTTGAATTTTTTCTGCTTGTTCATCAATGATTGCATTTGTTGCTTGGTAATCTTCTGCAACACCTTTAATATCAACGCCTTTCATCGCTTTGCCAAATACAGCATAAGCGTTGGCTTGTCTTGTCAATGAATCAACAGTTTTGGCTGAACCTTGCAGGGCTTTTTCAAATAATTGTTGTTGGCTTAATGTTGCAATGTCTTTAAGAGTTATGCCCATTTGAGCAAAACGCTTTTGAGCATCCATACTGCCATGCGCGGCTTCATCTACATATTTTGTGAAACCTGATAATATTTTTCCCGCACTTTCAGCTTCTCCGCCATTTGTTGCAAGTGCTTGCTGAAGTTTTAAAACAGATGCTATTGTGGTGTCGTTTGCTTTGGCAACATCATTCAATTCATCAGCATATGCCAAGGCTTGAACACCAGCGGCAACCATTGCGGCAACGCCCATCTTGCCATATTTTTCAACTGCATTGCCAAACTGTTCTAGCAATCTGCCAGCGTTATCCAAGCCAGCAACAAATTGAGCCGTATCAAGACCAAGAACAACGCCTAACCGACCAACATTATTCGCCATCTTTTACCCCAAATTTATCCATGCTGAACCCCGGTGCTTGACTCATGAACGCCAGTAATTGTTCATTTGCTTGATGTTTTTTCTGTTCTTCAGTCATTGGCGGGTATAGGTAATCATACGCAGAACCCAAAATGTTGGCTAACTTATATGGAGGCGATTTGTCTGCCCTCATGTAATTAAAAACACCACTTGTTAATGTACCCAAAAGCTCAACTACAGCACGATTGCCAATTAATCCATCTGCATACATCGTTTGTAATTGAGCCATCATTACATCATCCAAATCCGCTATGGTTTCATGTGTATGCCCATTGAAAATCATCGCGGTGATGACTTGCCTTTTCAATGAGCCAATCAGTTTCCCTTTGTTTCCTTATATGTTGGGCTGATTGCTTCTGATATTTTTTCCATCAATTGCAATTGCACCGACAAAGGAAATTCTGCCGCAATTTCTGCATAAGTCAAATCAGCCAAAGAATCTTCTGGATTCTCAGGCATAAGCAATTTAAAAAATTCAGTGATTTTGGTTTCTGTCTGAACTTTTGATTTTGCTGTGTCTCTTAAAGAACGACCATTTACGATAATGTCATCATCAGTAAAAGTAAATGTGGCTTCAGCATCTGGCTGATCTTTAAATTTCATCAGCGGTTCAGCAATAGATTTGAATTCAGCATCTATTAATTCTTGTGCTGGTTCTTGAATTAATTTATATATTGCATCTGATTCATGAACGTAAGGAATACGAACTTTAAACGTATGCCCACCTAATTCAAATTTTCGAGTGAAAATCTTTTCTTTGTTATCTTCGTATTGTTTGCCAAATGCTTTTGTGAATCGTGTCATGTTGTGTCCTTGTTTAATAACCCAAATATCTCATTTTGTAATTGTCAATTCTTCTTGCCAATATATTTTTCAACTCATCAACAACTGCTGTTGCTTGTGATTCTAAGGCTGTCCGCATAAATGGATGCGCTGGATTTCTTGCTGAACCAAACTCTTGAGCCACTGCCCTTGCATCATAAGGAAAACCAGTTGACAACGCAAATTTCTTAAATTCTTTTGCACGTTGTGCTGGTGACAAATCTTTGTTTTCTTCGTTCCATTTTTTTCTTAATTTTTTGGGAAACGCTTTTGTTGTGACCAATGCAATTGTTTTATCACCGGGTCTTACATATTGCGAACGCTTATCTTTCTTTGTTGGTCGCCGCGCTTCAATTTGCAAATAAGCGGCTAACGCACCAGTATCTTTTGGCGCAAGTTGTTTTGCACTTGCCAATACTGGTTTCATTGCTTCGCGCAATGATGGCACAAGAATTTTACTATTTGAATCTTTGTCACCAATTACATCAGCAACATCATCAAGGTTTCTAAGTAAAGCGTCTAAACCTTTTACTCCCCATGTGAATGTTGTTGCCATTTCACATTCTCCATGCGCCGGGTTTAATTAAGCGGTGAAACAACAACTCATTAAGTTCCTTGGCATAGTTCACCACTTCTTCGGGTGTCATTTTGTCAGCATGACGCGCCGCAATCTCATGCGCGAGACTAACAGCGGTCATTTTTTGCTGAGTAAAACCGAACCAATCTTTTCGGGTTTCTGCTTGATTTACCAAGAAACTTAATAAATCTGCCGTGTTTTGTATTGTCGTGTCTGTCATGTTTACTCTGTTGGTTCAGATGGTTCAACTTGTGTGGTCACAGGGTTATATCTTGCCAATACAGTCAAGCAAACAAACTCCACTGTGTCAGGCTTTGCTTTAGCAAGCGCAGTAGCAACTTC